AGAAACTTGATAAGTTTGATGACGAATTTCAAGAAAAATACCTTGACAGGGTGAGTGCTGAAAAGAAAGAAAAAGAGAATCAGGAAAGACTTGAAGCTCTTGAACTTGAAGTTGTGAAAGCAACATCGGGCGCACACTCAGAAAAGGACTATAAGCAGAAGCCTGAGTATAAGGCTTTTGAAAACGCTATTCGCACTGGTAATGTCAGTCCAGAAGAGATGAAACTTCTCAGAACTGACAACGATACATCAGGCGGATACCTGACTGAATCAGAGATGGACTCTATGATTGTTAAAACTATCACAGAGATATCACCGATCAGAAGTCTTGCTAGAGTTCAGACAGTGTCCAAAAAGACTCTTGATGTACCTATCAGGAAAACACTTCTTACAGCCGACTACGAAGGCGAAGCAGAAGAGGGCACAACTGACAACAGCACATATGGAAGTGAGACACTCACAGCCTACAGACTGACTACAACAGTGCCATTTACGCTTGATATGCTTGGCGATTCATCTTTTAATCTTGAGTCAGAGATTAACAGTGATGTTGCTGAAGCGTTTGCATTCAAAGAAGGCAACAAATTTGTACTTGGTACTGGAATCAAACAGCCAGAAGGTTTTCTTGTAAATTCTGGTGTTCAAACAAATGCTTTTACATCAGAAAGTGTTGGCGTTATTACTGGTGATGACCTTATCAACCTTACTGGTCAGCTTAAGGCTGGTTACAACGGTGTATTTGGTTTCAATAGGAAGACTCGTGCTACAATCAGAAGGCTTAAAGGTACTGACGGTCACTATCTATGGATTCCTACTTTCGCACCTGGTGAACCTGCAACTATTAACGGTGATCCGTATGTTGTAATTCAGGACATGCCAGAAATAGCAGCATCAAACTATCCAGTCGTTTATGCAGACTTCTCAAGAGGTTACAAAATCATAGACAGAACTGGTATGGCTGTTGTTAGATACGAACTGACACGAAAGAAAAATGCTATCGTTGAACTCACCTTCCACAGGTGGAATCACGGTAAAGTAATACTTCCAGAGGCGTTCGTGCCTCTTAAAGTCAAGGCTTAAGGGAGGCTATTGTGGGATATACAGGAAATGATTTTGATATGCATCACAATGTTTTTCAGTCTGTAGCACTTGAAACACAGGCTATAACAGCTAACGGCACTGTTAACGGTGAGATCATAGATACTCAAGGATACAACTCTATTGAGTTTGTGTTTATATCTAGCACAATCACTGATGGCGCTTATGCTGTTAAAATTCAGGAAGGCGATGAGGTTGGCGGTGGTGACATGGCTGATGTTGCAGCAGAACTTATTCTCGGTGTTGCTGACTTCGCAGATACTGATGATAACGTAGCAAAACGTATTGGCTCTCTCGGTAAAAAGAGGTATCAGCGTGCTGTTGTTACTGGTTCTGGTATAACGGCTGGTGGAACTCTGTCAGCTGTGGCTATTCAGGGCGCACCTTGGTCAGCTCCAGTTGCTGACTAATAAGAATTAAATCAATGGGGCGGTTAATTCTGCCCCGTTTTTAAGAGAGGTTTTAAATGAAAACTGTGAAATGTAAAAAAACTATAAAATACGCAACAAATCCACCTCAACCAGATGTTTTAGTCTTTGTTGAGGGTGAAAATATAGAAATTCCAAAAGATGATTATGAGAAATTTCTTAATTTAGGATATATCGATGCAGATACCGAAGATGATAACAACGATAACACATGGGGAGCTGGCAACGACAGTAATCTTGATTATGTGGATATGGTTAAAAGTCTGACTAAAGATATGAAAACCAGAGAGGCGAAAAACCAACTCGAAAAGGTTGTACTTGCTGAATTTGGCATCGATCTTGATAAGCGTGTGACAATTGAACAGCTTATTAGTGATGTTGCTATGCTTTATCAGGATAAATTTAATGCGTGATTACTATGATATCACCAGTGAAGGTACTGGCGATGTTGTATCGTTAGCTGATGCTAAACTATTTTTAAGAGTTGACTCAGACATAACTGATGATGATAATCTAATTGCTGCTCTCGTCCAGTCATCTATAAATATTGGTCAGAGCATCACGAAGAGAGATTTTGTTCAGAATACATATGAAGGTTTTTTTGAAGACCTTTGCATAAATAATTTTGTTCAAGCTCCTTTTATTGAAATCAGAAGATCACCACTAGTTTCTGTTGACTCCGTGAGCTATATGTCTGGTGGTGCATGGTCAGTTGTTGATACCGCTGATTATCAGATTCAGAGGCGTGCAGGGTTTTCAAGAATATTATTTTTTAATTCCCCTAATCCTGACACTGATACGGCTTGGAAATTTAAAGTTGACTTCGTAGCAGGTTATGACCCATCAACTGACTTACCAGATGCGATTAAAACAGCGGTTAAAGATCATGTTAACTTTATGTATGAGAACAGGGGCGATGTTGAAGCAGTTGGAGGCGTAGGGCTTCCTATGGTGGCTAAAACACTGTATAAACAGTTTATAATCAACGTGGGTTTTTAAATGTCTGAACGAAAGATTAATAGAAGACCGCTTAGAAAGTCAGCTGTAGGTGACAGGAGAGAGCGTATAGTTCTTTACGAACGTGGAATCGCAAACCCTGTTTTTGGTTCGTCAGCACCACGTGAAAAAGATATATCATCTGTAACAACGTGGGCTAAAGTAGTCACTGTTAAGCCTCGTAAAGATTTTGATAATGTTAATCCTGAACGAGATCAGGCAACACATAGATTTAATATCAGATATAGACCAGATATAACATCAGAGACACGTATCCGCTGGCGTGGTAATAATTATGATATACTAGACATCGATAATCACGAAGAACGTAACATGGAGCTTGAATTGTATGCAGTAATTGAAGGTGATAAGGACAAAGGTGCTAATCAATGATGAGATTTAAATCTGTAAACTCAAGAGTTGACGTAACATCAAAAAGACCTATAAACGATTTACCACGATTGAAACGTGGCATGCATAGTGCTATGTATTGCGCTGGTCGGTCCCATGTTTTAAAACTCAGAAGGTCACTAGGTCAAGGCACTCGCTCATGTAATCCATATAATTTCAGAGGCAGACGTATAATAGCGTCAGCTCCAGGTGAATTTCCTGCTCTAAGGTCTGGTGATCTATTAAAATCAACAGCATACAAGGTCCACTCTCATAACGAGTTTGAATTTGGAGATCAAGTTTTTTATGGTAGATTTCTTGAGGAAGGCACAAAGAAGATGTCTCCACGTCCGCACCTGCTGCCTATTGTAGCTGATGAGGAAAAAAACACCGATAACTACTTACTAACTGAAACCGATAGGGCTTTAAAATCATGAAATTAAATGATGTTGTAAATCAAGCAATAAATATACTTCCACAATATACAGACAGATTTAGCGATGTTGCTGATGTTATCGATATCTCCGTTAATAGCGCACAGGCAACCATTACGGTTGGTTCAAATCATAATTTACAAAACGGAGATTCGGTAACTTTTGCAAACGTTGAATATCATAACATCGTAGACTCTGTATCTCAGGATGGTTTAAACTTCACATTTACTACTAGTATACCTCATGATTTAACATTTGATTGGAGTCCGCACGACACAGTTAATCTTGATGGGTTTATAGATACGCTTTGGAATGATTCATTTGAATTAACAGGTGTTCCAGATAGGAATACTTTCGTTGTAAAATCTAGCAATACTATACCTACTCTGTCAGGTTCTGAATATCTTCTTGAAAACAGGATAGATGGAATAAATGGCAGATATGGCGTTTATGTAATAGATGATACTTCTTTTAGTATCTCAGGCTCTTTTTTGAGTGGCGTATATTCTGGTGGCTCGGTTGATTTGGGTACAAGAGTAGCTGGAGTTGTAAATATCGAGCGATCTTTAGAGGAGTACACAAAGCAGCCTATAGGTAATTTATGGATGCTTATTCAAATGAGCGATGTTGAGGCATCTAAAGACAGGCAATCTTTTAACGATGCAACTGCCATGAAGTCCAACGCTGTAGACTTCCGTATGACATTTATGGACGGGTTTACCTGTTTCATTTTTGTAAATACATCTAACGATATCACAGCTACTGAAGCATTAGACATATGCAGAGATGAGCTATTCAGTGTGATAATGAAGACCTTTTTCGGCGCTGAATTTGATAGTGGCTTACCATCTTCGCAGAGCTTCGCAACTGTATTGACAGGACATAGGGTTGAGGCTTACAATAGAGCATATCTAGTGTATAGTTATGAGTTTGAAGTTCCTTACAGAGCGTTTAATGAAGACACTGTTGAGCCTGAAAACACTAGAGCTTTTAGAGATATTAACTATATTCAGAGTGTAGATACACAGGATATGACTATAGTACCAATAAAGTTAGATTAGGAGTAAGATATGGATAGAAGACCTATCGAAAATAAGCAGATTAAATTTAATGCAGACCTTGGCGAGTATAAGGCTGGTCAAGTCGTTAAAGTTAAAGTTGATTCTCAAGGTATTCCAACAGATCGGTTTATTCGCAGGAGGCTTGAAGATGCTAAAACTGATGGATGCTGTGAAGTTGTAGAAGAAAAGCCGACATCAAAACAGGCTAATAAAAAAGATAAGGAGTAATTTAAATGGGTGGAACAGGAATTAGTAACCCTGCTGTGACTTTTCAAATTATTCCAGCACAACAGTTATCTACTGTTAAAGAGCAAAAGGTTTTAATTGTCGGTCAGATGTTGACGGGCACTGCTACTGCTGGCTCTCTAGTTCAGGAGATTGGTAACGCCAACGAAGAGGATGCACTTTTTGGTGCTACCTCGATGGTTGCTGGGATGGTTCGCAGGTTTAAAAAGATCAACAAAATATCTCAACTGGATGTACTTCCACTTGATGATGCTGGTGGTGCTGTTGATGCAACTGCTGTTGTTACAGTCACTGGACCAGCAACAGAGGATGGAAGACTTACATTCGTTGTTGGTAGTAAAAGAGACTTCAATGTAAATGTTGATATCACTAGTGGCGATACAGCTACTGATATCGGTGATGCTATAGTTGCTGCTTTTGATGCAGTATCTAAAAAGCCTTTCACAGAAGCTAATGCAATCGGAGTTGTGACATTTACAGCCACAAATGGCGGTACACATGCAAATGATTGGTCGCTGGCTTATACTGGCTCTGTGGCAGGTGTGACAATCGCTCTCACTGGCTGGGCTGGTGGTGCGACTGACCCAACGCTAACAGGCGTTCTTGATGCTATTGGAGACATCAGATATCAAACTATCGTATGGGCATCAGCTTACGCACTTACAGAAGTTGAAGACTTGCTTAACAGCAGATTTAACACTTCAAATAGCGTGCTTGACGGTGTTGCTGTTCAGGTGAAAAAAGGTACACTTGCAACAGTTAAATCGTATGTATCTGCTCTAAATAGTCAATCGCTGGCTATTGCTGGTAACAGAACTATTGATCTTGCAGATAGAAAAGGAACAGCCATTCTTGAAATGCCTGATATATCAGCATCAGAATTTGCTGCTTTAAGATCACTCAGGCTTACACAGGATGCTCCACTTGGTGATGTATTAACAACTGTTGCATCACTAGATCAATTTGGTGGCATCTCTATTGCTTCACTTCCATATTTTAACACTCTTATGCCTTATCATGACCCAGAAACACCTGGTGACGGATGGGCAGAAGAAGAGCAGAGGGAGCTTGAAGACAATGGAGCTTTTGTTTTTGGCTCAAATATCGCTTTTAATAGTGTGATACTAGGTCAGACAGTGACAACATATCTAACTGATATTGCAGGTAATGATGATGATTCGTATAAATACCTGAACACAATTGATACTGCTTCTGTAATCAGAGAGTTCTTTTTTGCTAATACAAAATCAAGATATGCACAAACAAGGCTGACTGATGGAGATTTAATACCTCTCAGAGACATGGCTAACGAGTCGAGTATCAGAGCGTTTTTAAATCAGCTATATGATGAACTTGCAGAAAATGTTCTTGTACAGGCTGGTAGTGCTGCGAAAAAAGACTTCAACGATAATCTGATTATATCTGTAGATGTTCGTAACGGAAATGCTAGTATTAGCTGTGCACCGTTGCTTGTGACACAATTCCGTGTAGCACTCGGAACAATTCAAATTAACTTCGGAGGTTAATAGATGAGAGCATTATCTAACCCAACCGTTGAAATAAATGACGAAGTGATAGCAATTGTCGCTAATACCTTCGTCTTTAAAGGTGGTAAGGGTGAAAAAACGGTTCGTGCTGCAAGTGCAGGCGGTAACTCAATTCAACCTGTAATCACTGAAAATGCTGAAACTAAAATCAGTATGGTTAAGTTTGAAGTTTATCCAACAACCGTAAATGTTGAAACTCAAAAAACTTGGCAGGACTCGCTTGATGGTCTCTCAGTTAGAGCATCAGAGGGCGATTTTGCAATAAACTTTAGAAATATGGTTCTAGTCAACGATCCAGAAGTGTCTTTAACCGCTGACGGAACTATTGAATTAGAATTCCAAGGACCGCCATCTGTATAGTTGGTGAGTAAAACCTCCTTTTTCGGGGTGTTGCATAATGTAGCATCCCGTTTTAAGGCATCCAAAACGAGAGGAATATTAAAATGGAAAAAGAA